TGGTATGCTCTCCCTTCCGGCCGCGTGCTGTGCTATCCGAACGCCAAGTTTGAAGACGATGGTTCGATCACCTATTCAAAGGCGTCTTGGAAGCCTGCGGCGGATGCTAAAGAGTGGCCGCGTGGCAGGCTTTGGCGAGGGCTTGCGTGCGAGAACGTCACACAAGCGACCGCCCATGATCTTTTACGTGAGGCTTTGCGGCGTCTTGATAAGTTGGGCCTTGCGGTGGAACTTCACGTACATGACGAAATTGTGCTTTCTAGCGATAACCCGGAAAAAGACAAGCAAACGCTAATAGATGTTATGACAACGCCCCCTGAATGGGCACAAGGCTTGCCGTTAGATGTAGAAGCTACAGTCATGGGGCGTTACGGGAAATAGATTATGCGCGACGTTTTATCTTACGACCCTGAAACTGGTTTATTCACTTGGATTGGAAAGACAGGCCGCAGCACGCGCATTGGCGCTATAGCCGGGAACATTAATACAGATGGCTATAGACGGATACGCGTGCAAGGAAAGACTTATCCTGCGCACAGATTGGCGTGGTGGTTTGTTAATGGCGCGTGGCCTGACAAAGAGATAGACCACATTAACGGTGTCAAGGATGATAATAGGATATGTAACTTGCGGTTGGCCACGCGTTCGCAAAACAAGCAAAATATGGGCGCTATCAAAGGGAGTGCCAGTCTACTCAAAGGCGCGCATTGGGAATCAGCGCGGCGTAAATGGCGCTCGACAATTGTTATGGACGGCAAAATATATTTTCTTGGGGGGTTTTTGACACCGATAAAGAAGCCGCCGCAGCCTACGCCATAGCGGCTAAAAAATATCACACTCATAATCGGGTAGGGATCTGACCATGACGTTGCGCGAATATTTTTGTAGCCTAGCGCCAGCAGGCGAAACGGCGTTAATCGTAAAACAAATCAATACGGGCAAACTACATAAAGATGGGTCGCCAAAATACACATGGCCCGCCTATCTACCTTCCTATCGCGGAAAAGAAAGTGATTCGCTCTTTATCAACACCGGCAGTTTCATTGTGGATCGTATGCCGGACAAGCCGTCAGCGTCTATGTCGAACTGCACGCATGTGCTGTTTATGATGCTGGACGACATTGGCACTAAATCTAAAGTGCCGCCGCTTGATCCTACCGCTATCGTCGAGACAAGCCCCGGTAACTTTCAATATTGGTATGCCTATAGCGAACAGCCGACCGTCGAGGAGCATTGTGCCGCGCTGGAAGCCATCGCAGCCGCCGGCTACACTGATCCTGGCGCGACTAACGCGGTGCGTAATTGCCGACTTCCGGGCTCCGTAAATGTGAAGCCAGGGCGCGAAGGCTACATTTGTCAGCTTGTGCAGTTTAATCCTAGCGTTGAATACACGCTGCTGCAGATTTGTGAAGCGCTCGGCGTTACGCCAGCGGAGCCTGGCACCGCGCGCGGTATTACGTTTCGCGTAAAAGACACCGGCAATGATACGGTGCTGGCGTGGTTGAACGAGAACAGCCTTGTTACGTCAAACGTAAATCAAGAGGGTTGGTGCGGCGTTGTTTGCCCGAATCACGAGGGTCATACAGATGGACAGATTGAAGCGCGATATAAGCCGCAAGATCGTTCGTTCTGTTGCTATCACGCTCATTGCGACGGTCTTGATAGCAAGTTCTTTTGCGATTGGGTGGCGGAACAGGGTGGCCCCCGCGCCATCCCCGGACTGCGTGACGACCTCATTGCCGAATATACCAGTAAGATTAACAAACTGACGCCGACCGAAGAATTTCCCGATGAGGCGGCGGTGCGTATCGCTGAGACGGAGCGTAAGCAAGCTGGACGCGAAGACCGCGCCACATGGCATAAACGCTTCGCCTATGTCATCGACGACGACGGTTACTTTGACCATGAGATGTGCAGCGAAATCAGCCGCCGTGCGTTCAACGCGCTGTTCCGGCATATCGAATGCAAATCAGTGGGTCAAAAGCCGCGTCGGCTTGAGGCGTCGAACTGGTATGACGAAAACCGCGAGGCGATGAAAGGCTACGCGCTGAAGGGCATGACCTACGCCGCCGGCGACGAGTGGAAAGTGCAGCGTGATGGGCTTGTTTATGGCAACGTGTGGCGCGACGCGCGGCCGGAGATTAAGAACCCTGGCGACCCGCAGATGTGGATCGACCATTGCCGTCGCCTCGTGCCAGACGAACGCGAACTAAATCATATCTGGGATGTGATGGCCGTAAAGCTGCAACAGCCGCGCACGAAGATCAACCACGCGGTTCTGCATGGCGGTAACGGCGGCATTGGCAAGGATACGATGTGGTATCCGTTCCTGTGGGCCATTGGCGGCGATCACATGAAGAACGTGAAGGTGATCGACGGCGATAAGATCACAAGCGACTTCGGCTACCATTATCAGACTGAGGTTATGGTGCTAAATGAACTGAAAGAGCCGGAGGCGCGCGAACGTCGGGCGCTGGCTAACCGTCTAAAGCCTGTCATCGCCGCGCCGCCGGAGATGCTGACGGTCAATCGTAAGGGCTTGCATCCGTATGAAATGCCGAACCGGATTTTCTTGCTGGCGTTCACGAATGAATCAATGCCGATCACACTTGATTCGGACGACCGGCGCTGGTTTTGCGTCTGGTCTGACGCGCCTAAGATGACCTCGGACGAAACGCAACGGATCTGGGGCTGGTATAAGAGCGGCGGGTTTGAAGCCGTGGCCGGCTGGTTACAGGCGCGCGACGTGTCGGCGTTCAATCCGAAAGCGATCCCGTTCACGACTGAATATAAGCAACGGCTGGTCTACACCGGCATGAGCAACGCGGAGAGTTTCATTTACCACTTGATTGAGAAGCGTGAAGCGCCGTTCAACACGGACATTATCGCTGGCCCCTGGCACAACATCATCAAGATCATATCCGACGCTATCCCCGTCAATTCGCACCTCAAGATTGTGCAGCCGGCGCTGCTCCACGCCCTGAAGGAGACGGGCTGGGTTGACAAGGGGCTGTGTTTGTCGACAACTCATAAGTCTAAGCGGCACATATTTGTGCGGCCGGAACTGGCTGATCTTCCGAAAGGCCATCTACGCGATATGGTCGAGCCCGGAGGGGCGGACAATGTGGTGCCGTTGCGTCATTCTTGATCTGATTCGCTGTGGCGTCGCATGGCTATTAGGATTTGCGCTCGGCGATGGGGGTCTTGCACCTCATCGAGAGCGAATTCCAGGGCGTTTCGGAGGCGCGTCGACTCGTCGAGACAGGCGGTGAGGTTCCACTGCGCCCGTTGCCGCGCCTCGGCATATCCTTTAAGATACGCTTCGGATATTTCCTGCTGAAGCGCCTTGAGGCGTCGCTCGAACTCGGATTCGGTCATGGCTAAAAAACTCAGAGGCAAACTGACGGCCAAGGAACTGGAAAGCAACGTCCTAGCACGTTTGGCCGCGGGTGTGGAGGGCGGTGTCGAATATGAGCCGGAGATGCAGCGTCTGCGGTATGAGCAGAACCGGATGGCCTACCCGAACGCCCCTGGGCCGGTCGACGAGGACATGGACTACAGGAAGGAAATCGCCGGGATCATGGCGCGGTTGAATCAACCCATGCCAGCCCCTGGCGGGTCTAATAACTATTACACGCAGCAGCAATATGATCAAACCGTGCAGCAGGCTTACCCTTACGATCCGATTCAGCACCAGCTTGAGTTAGACGCGCGTATGCGGCAAATGGAAGCCATGCGGGCGGCAGGGCGCATGACGCAGCAAATCCCCGGTTCTGCGCCCGTGTTAGGGCAGCAGTTTCAGCCGCAAGAATCAACCTATGCGGGCGGCCGTGATTATAGCAACCCACAAGGGCCGCCTATGCCGCTCGGCATGGCCATCGGTGCTGGCGTTAACCGCAACGCTATGCGCGACTCGCTCTACCCGTATCTGCAAATGCTCGGGCTTGCCCGCTAAGCAGAACAATATTGAGCAAAAGAAAACCCCGCCGAAGCGGGGCTTAGTTCACCGTAGGGAGGAAACTAGCCAGTGTGGCACGTTCCATCCCCAAAATAAAATAGGTCAAGTCGTCGCACTATCTCCTGTTCGGTGAACACGGGATGCTCCTGCGACATAGGCTCTAGACGCCGCCAGAACGCCCATAAGGGCTTGTTCACCTCATAGCAGGGCTTATCCTGCGGCCAGTCGGGAACGACCGCCCCATAGTCCTCGAATTGCGTTTCCCAGTGTTTCATTTCAGCCCCAGCACGATCTCGATTAAAACAGCAACCAAAATTGACATGACTTCACCGATTTTCATAGCGTTCGATCCCGTGCATGATAGTGGAGTGATCCCGGCCGCCTAACACTTGGCCGATCAGGGCGTAGGGCGCGTTCAACTCGTGCCGTGCGCGCCACATGATCTCGAACCGCGCCCAGACCACGCCCTTGCGGCGGTTGTGCCGTTTGATCGACACGGTGGATAGGTTATGCTTGGCCGCCGTCTCCCGTATCAGTTGCTCTATCTGTTGTGCGAGTTTGTTCGGTGTTGGCATGTTTCCCAGTCCTAAACATAAAATTGAGGGCGTGCGCGGCGGTCATCAGCGCGCGGTCGTCGGCATAGTCGGCGTTTATTTTCATTATCAGCGAGCCGTCGCGCCGATGGAAGGTTAGCCCCTCGCCGGTGCGCCAGTTGACCCGGACGCCGCCGGGGATGGTTGTGAGGTCGAGTCGTAGCATCGTGTTTCTAACTCCCATTCGATCAGTTTCATGCGGTATTCATCGGTTTCCGTGCGCATACGGTCGAGCAATTCGTCGACGGTCATGCCCGGCAGTAGCTGTGAGAATTCGTAATAGTTCTTCATTCTGCTCATAGTTTCCGCTCTACCGTGCAAATTGTGTCGTTATGCGCGCCGCCGTGGGCGACCAGCATGATTTCTATGAGATCAAACCCGCGCGACTTGCCAAAACCTTGACTGTTCCAGCCAAAGCATAGCGCCAGCCCGCCCGGCATAAGCGCCCGCGCTGCGGCGTCTTTGCGGTCGCTGTAGAACGACGCTTGCGTGTCCTTCATATGCACGGCCCGCCCGATGCCCTTGTAACACTCGCTGATTTGGCGCGGGCTATAGGGCGGGTCAAATAAGACGCCTGAAACGCTGTTGTCGGGATAGCGGTTTAAGAATTCCAACGCCTCAAGGTGGAAATCGGCGTCAAACGACGAGTCAAGGTCGTTGGTGGTCGTTCGATCCTTAAACGGGCTGTTGCGCGAAAATGGGTCGATCCAACCTTTGTTTGGCAGCAACATATGCCGCACGTTTTGCATGGTTATGTGCGTGTCGATTAGTTTTTTGATGGGTTTTATGCTGAACGTGTTGGCGTTCGGCATAGCCCATTGGCGGGTTATTATCATTAGAGCCCCCCTAGCAGGTG